AGGATGGGACGATCAAAAATATTTACAGAGGATGCAATAAAAAAAATCTGCGCAGCGATCCGCTCAGGAGCGACCATCGAGATTGCGGCTAAATGCGGAGGGATCTCTAAGTCGACTCTTTACACTTGGCTCGCTCAGGGAGAGAAGGACCGTAAACCGGATTATTTAAAATTTGCCAAAAGATTCAGAGAGGCAGAATGTCAGGGAGCCCTCGATGCTCTGACGACAATACACTCCTCAATCACTCAGGGGGATGTCAAATCGGCTATGTGGCTCCTATCGAGACGACATGGATATAAACCGGATACGACACACGAGACGATAGAGATCAAATCCCAAAATAAAAACAGCAAACCTCTCGACTATAGGGAGATCCTCAGGACGCAGATTGACGAGCTCAGGGAAAGCATGGCGAAAGCGAAGGACTCCGGATCATGGCAGGCATACGCAGCCTTACAGAGACAGATGGTCTCTCTCCTGTCAGAGCTCAGAGCACTAGACGCAGAGGAGGGAGCGATCGATCAATACGACAGCATGACAGATGATCAGGTCCTCTCTGAGATCGTGAATACGATTATCGCACTCCCTCCAATCCTGAGGCAGAGAGTCGAGTCCGACCTGAGGAGCCTCGTCGGATCTAACATTGTGTCATTCAAATCCGGATCTTGATATGTGGGATGATTTGAGAGACTACAAAATATTAGAGGGAGACTGTATCGAGATGATGAGGACTCTCCCCTCTGACAGCATAGACGCAATCATCACAGATCCGCCCTATGGCTTAGGATTTATGAATAAAGATTGGGATGCCTCTGTCCCCGGTGTCGATTGGGCGAGGGAGTGTCTCAGGGTATTAAAGCCGGGTGGCCATCTCGTCGCTTTTGGTGGGACTCGGACTGTGCATAGATTGACGTGTGCAATTGAGGATGGGGGATTTGAGATCCGAGATATGTTTAATTGGATCTACTTCTCAGGATTCCCAAAAAATCTCGACATCTCAAAACAATTCGACAGAGAGGCAGGTCTCCTCGGGATTGAAGGGGGATCTTATACAGATAAAAATAATCCGAGGTTTGTCATGACTCCTCCGACCGATCCTCGAGTCTATGTCCCTCCTGAGCCTCAGTCTGAGCTCGCTAAACGATATAGAGGATATGGGACTGCACTCAAACCCGCAATTGAGCCGGCTACACTCGCACGAAAGCCCCTCGAGAAAGGTCTCTCTGTCGCTCGTAATGTCGCAAAGTGGGGGACAGGAGCCATCAATATAGATGCGTGTCGTTTTGCTTTTGGTGATCCATGTTGGGTAGGTCCTGACAATCGAAAAGCAGGATGGGGAGGAAGGCAGGGATTTAAATATACACATATGCAATGGGACAGAGAGGACATGTCACCAATGCATCATAATAGAGGATATTGGCCTGCAAATATTTATCAATGCTCTAAGCCCTGCCGATCTGAGAGGGAGAGAGGACTCGAAGATCTCCCAAAAAAATCAGGAGCGGAGATCACAGGACGAGAGCCTGACTCCGCAGGATTAAAAAACGCAGCATCGGGAAAGGGGATCACGACTCCTATCGCAAATCACCATCCGACAGTAAAACCTCTTAAACTCATGAGATTTTTATGTCGATTGCTAGGGACGGAGAAGGGGAGTACTATTCTCGATCCCTTCTGTGGATCTGGGACGACAGGATGCGCAGCGATCCTCGAGGGATATGATTTTATCGGTATAGAGAGAGAGTCTCAGTATATCCCAATCATAGAGGGGAGACTGAGCTGGGCTCGTGAAGAGTATAAACGAGAGAATGCTCAATTAGGACTTTTTGAGGAGGCTATATGACAGATGAGCCGACAGATCACGAGCGACTAGAGGCTCGAATATTGGACGGAGTGACTAAGGTCGACAGGGGATCTCGTATCCTCTCCGATCTCGTAGTCTCTCTCGATTCTGCGAGGTCAGAGCTGCGGAATATTATCTCTGCATATCGGACTCAGGTCTCAGAGTCAGAGATAGACTCTCTCCTATATGCAATCATACGAGATGAGGCTCTCTCCCTGAGGGACATATTATTTGCGTTTGATATGACAGAGGAGGACTATCTCAGATGCACACAGAGACTAAACGACAGGAGGGGAGGATGTTAGAAATATTATTGGTGATCGGAGGTTTGATTGTCGGAGCCGGGGGAGCTCTCCTCATGACACAAAAAAAGTCTCCCTCAGATGATACGACCTCTCAGACTCAGCAAGAGGTTATCAAACAGCTCACAGATCTCGACGTAATAAAGGAGGTCTGCACTCCGGATAATATCACAGATGCCGAGAATCGGCTCCTGTGTCGTGAGATGACATGTCTCGTCTATAGCAGAGGGATAGACTCTCAGACCTCAGGAGCGACCTGTGAGGAGATCTCAAATATCGCTAACACAATCTCGATGGTCAATTATTGCAAGGCTCAGACCTCAGAGGGCTCTCTGTGCTACGAGCTATTTTGGAGACGTAAATAATGAGTCTCTGTCAGATGGCGAAAAAGCTCTCGTGGCTCCGCAAAAAAAGCGACAACGATCCGCTCGTCTATTTTTGCCCTACTCCCCCGCAGAAAGCATATTTAGCCGACCCATCCCCAATCAAGGCACTCATAGGAGGGAATCAAGTCGGGAAAACTATAGCGAGTTGCGCCCTATTGCTATATCATTGTCTCGACAGACATCCCTATCTCAGGACGGATCCCCCTCCGATCGAGGCATGGATGATTACTCACTCTCACGAGCAATCTCGGACGATACAACAGAAATTATATGACATGATACCAAAAGATGAGCTGGATCCCTCCTGTGAATTTGTGAGAGGAAAGGGCTTTAGGGGATTGGCTCCTCTCGTCAAATTTCGAAATGGTAGCATCATACGCATAAAAACAGCCAATCAGGGCTTAGGATTGGCCTCTGCTAGTTGCTCTCTTGTAGTGGTAGACGAGCCGGTCGATATTGCTACGTACAACGAGATTATAGCTCGCATATCCAGAGGGGGAGCGGGTGGGAAACGTGGGACCCTTGCGCTCTCTCTGACTCCTGTCGGGGGAGTGGACGTCTCATATCTCAGAGATCTTATCGAGAGAGGATTGATCTCCGCACATCGAGCCCCTCTGACAGTCGAAGCGACTACTCCGATCGGACTCCCTCAGGGATACATCCTGAGTCAGGAGCAGATAGATCGCATAGTCGAGGGTTATCTCCCCTATGACAGAGCCGCTCGTGTAGAGGGATCTTTTGATGTCGCTCCTCAGGGAGTGATCTTCGAGAATTTTGAGGACGAGATGATCTCCTCACAGCCTGTCCCAAAAGGGGGAGACTATAGATTCTGTGTCGGCATCGATCATGGCTCGACCCCCGGCTCTCAGGTCGCAATCCTGAGCTGTATAGACATGAAAGATCCGCAGAATCCCCGGGTCTATGTTCTCGGGGAGTATGTCTCAGGACAAGCTCCCCCCGAGCACCATGCACAGGCAATTCTCGAGATGCTCAAAAATTACGGAGTAGATCCAAAAATCTGCAGATGGACAGGAGACGGAGAGCACAGAGGAGCAAATCAATATAGGATGTCAAATATCCTCCTCATGAGAGCATTTGAGAGCATCCTCGGGTATCCCCCTCGCAATCTCCCTTGGACAGTCCGACAAGCGATAAAAAAGCGTCACTCCGTCTACTTTGGCGCATCACTAATACACGCAATCATGTCACGTCGTCATTTTTGGATCCGTCCTGAGTGCAGAGAGACGATAAAAGCGATCCGCTCGTGGACTCTGAGCAAATCTCAATCCGTAAACAGTCGCAATCCCTCAGGGCACAAAATAGATGCCCTGAGATATGGATTATTGCCTATACTAGACTATAGAGTTACTATTCCAAAAAATATCAGGGTGTTCTAATGTATTCCTCCCCCATCCCTCCTAAACCGACAGCCCCATCCGATGTAGAGCAGAGGAGATGGGATCATACAGCACTTAGACGCAGGATGTTAACCGGACTGTGGGAACAAGATCTCGAGGATGAGCTTCTCAGACATCTCCCGACCGATAGGAGAGAGGCTCTCGGAGTCTCTGACATGTCATTTAATGCATTTGAGCAGGTCACTCGACAGCTTGCCGTCCTATATCATACTGAGCCGGGAGTCTCTCATGAGGGAGACATCTCTGAGCTCGTCGGACGTAATGGATATGTGACACGAGCCGGATATTTTCAATTGATGCAGAGAGTCCAACAAATGACACTCGGACTACGAGAGATGTTTGTGAGAGTCGATGTCGCTCCTCATGTCCCCGGGGGAGTCGCTCGATTGCCGGGTCTATGTTTCAGATCTGTCTCTCCTGATTTTGTGATCGCTGCGGCTTCTGAGGATGCTCCGGATATACCTCTCTATTATCAGGAGCTCCGACTGAGGATGCATCCCCTCAATCCTGAGGAGGCGAGATGGACGTGGGACATCATAGACGTGAGAGATCTCAATAATCCTCTATTTGGTATTTTTGAGGCGACTCCATCAGGAGGGATCGGGAGAGATCTCAGTCCTGACTATATGGGACACGAGGCAATGAGAGGAGAGGCCTATCCCTATCAATCTCGAGATGGGATCCCCTATCTCCCTGTCGTTTTATACCATGCAGAAAAAACCGGCTCTATGTTTAATGCTTTCGACATGTCGGCTCTCCCCTATGGGACCCTGAGCTCGGCAGTTCTGGGATCCTTCTATGTTCATTGTGTGAGGGATAACTCGTGGCCTCAGAAGTACGCAGTCGGTGTCTCTGTTCAGGGGTTAGAGCAGGTAGAGGGAAATTTACTCGGTCGCAGATCTGCGATATCTACCGATCCCTCGTCGATCCTCATGTTTCAGTCCGATCCCGACATGACAGGACAACCCCTCCTCGGCAGTTTTACATATTCAGATCCTCAAAAATTGCTCGAGAGTATCTCTGCGTATGAGTATAGATTCTCGACGGCAGCTGGGATCTCTGCGGATGTGATACGACAGAGCGGGGATCCGAGATCCGGATATGCTCTCAGTATATCGAGAGATGGTCAGAGGACGGCATCTGTCAGACTGGCTCCTCAGATGAGGAGAGGGGATGAGGAGATGATGTCCCTCTGTGCTATGCTATGTAATCGTTTTCTAGGGACGTCCCTCCCTGAGGATGGGTATAGAGTCAAATATAACTCTCTCCCCCTCTCTCCTGACGAGCTAAAGGCTCAGAGAGAGGATGTCGTACAAAAACTCTCGGCAGGATTGATAAGTCCTATCGATGCACTCAAAATATTAAACCCAGATCTTGACGACATAGAGGCACGTCGAGAATTGGAACGTATCCGCAGAGAGCGAGCGGAATTTAGCCTCTAAAGGAGATTACGATGAATGAAATAGAACATGAGGGAAAAACCTATATCCTCAAATCACAAATAGAAAGTATCATAAAGGAGCGAGTCGGAAAGGTCGCACAGAGAGCGACAATCGCAGAGGAGGCACTCGCACAAGCGGAGAGTCGACTCGAAAAAGCCGAGAAGGCGATGTCCTCAGTCGACATTCTGAATCAGCAATTATCCGACATGCAGACCAAATTAAACACAGCCGAGCGGAGATTTGAGAGATATCAGTCAATCTCTAAACATGGCCTCACAGATCCGGATTTGATAGAGGCGATCGAGTGGTCTTATGAGAGATCTCAGAAGGGAGCCTCAGAGAAAGAGAGACTGACTCTGTCAGATTGGCTCGATACTCAGGTCGAGAATCCCGATAAAGCCCCTCTGACTATCCGTCCACATCTGCGAGCCCTGAGAGAGGTCGTCACGTCCACAGAGGATCCTCCCGTCCCTCAGGAGGTCAGTACACAGGCACAGATGGCAGAGCTCGAGAGAGCGACTCCCCCTCGCACAAATAGCGGAGCCATCCCCTCTCCTGACTCTCCGAGTTTTCTCGACAGAGCTCTGAAAGATCCGGATTTTTATGCAGCTAATAGAGACAAGGTCATCGAGGCTTGGCGACATAGACAGAGACGACAAGGTTAACATGACATGGCGTTTCGATTTGCATTTATCAATCCTCCCTCAGGAGGCTCGGACGATATGAAAAAAGCCAATGTCACCTCTCAGATCAACGGAGAGAGGACCTCATTCACTGTCCCCGAGAATTATCAGTCCGGATCTCTGCGAGTATATTACAACGGAGTGAGACAAGTTGTCGGGGAGCATTTTTCCGAGGTTAACGAGAATACATTTAGTTGTAATTTTACTCCCCAGGTCGGAGATTTTTTGACTGTGGATTATATTAGGAGCTCATGACATGGCGACAAGAGATTATCAATCTATAAATATCTATCCTGCCTTTAAGACATTTACTGTCGGAGATGCCGCTTGTGATGAGATACTATTGCCCTCAGCATGCAATCAGGTCTCTGTCGGATGTGAGAGTACAAAAATATATATAGCTCAAAACGGATATAGTGAGGGAGACGACATTGACACGACAGATAACGCATTTGTCCCGGCATCGAATTTTCTCATCATGAAACTCGGAAAGGGCAAAAATCGGACGAGCTCTATTTTTATACAAAGCTCGTCCGGAAATGTTAAGGTTCATGTAATATTAGAAGAAATCTAGATTTTTAAAATTTGAGACTACGACAAATTAAACATGTTTATCGGAGATTAAAAACCTATGGGTTCAGTACAAATTAAAGGCGATCAGATTGCCAATTCGGCAATTGTAGCCGCCAAAATTGCCTCGGCTGCGGTCGGCACATCCGCCCTCGCAGATTCGAGTATTACCTCAGCCAAACTCGGCTCAGGCTCAGTCACATCCTCAGCTATAGCGACAGGAGCTCTCGACACTGCGTCATTTTTTGCAGCCGGTGTTATTGCCACAGCAGCCCTCGCCAATGATGCGATCACTGCCGACAAGGTCGGAGATGGCGAAATTTCAACATCTGCCCTTGCGAGCCTCTGTGTCACCGAGGCTAAATTGGCCTCAGGAAGTGTCACAAGCAGCAAATTAGGGACAGGCTCAGTCCAGACCGCAGCCATCGGAGACTCTCAGGTCACAAATGCGAAATTAGCGGGCTCAATCGCAGCTAATAAGCTCGATCTGACAGATACTTTCGATTTTTCATCAGGTACTCTCCGAGTTGTGACTACTCCGACAAATGCAAATGATGCGACCTCTAAGTCCTATGTCGACAATGTCGCAGCTGGATTATCTGTTAAGGAGAACGTGGTCGTAGCTACTGAGAGCAATGTGGATATAGCCTCCCTCCCTGCGAGCATAGACTCAATAAGCCTCAGTAGTGGAGACAGATTCCTCCTCCTCAATCAGGACGATGCCACAGAAAACGGAGTGTACTCATACAGCTCCTCAGGAGGCACAGCCTCTCGCACGAGCGACATGGATGCAAATGATGATTTCCCCGGTGCGTTCTTGTTTGTCTTACGTGGGACCTACTCTGAGGAGGGTTATGTATGCTCAAACGACTCTGTCACTTTAGGCACTACTGATATCGCTTTCCAAAGATTTACGGGCACCGGTGCCATAACCGTCTCAGGAGGCTTGCAGAAGGACGGAAACGAGCTATCAATTGCCGACTCAGGAGTGACCACAGCCAAATTAAATAACGCAAGTGTCACCTCAGCTAAGCTCGGAGCCTCTGCAGTCCAGACGAGCAATGTCGGAGACGCACAGATCACGCAAGCCAAATTGGCGAATGACTCAGTCGGAGCGGATCAAGTAATTGATGGCTCAATTGGGACCGTAGCTCTCGCATCCTCCTCAGTCACCGAGGCAAAAATTGGAGACGCACAGATCTCGACAGCTAAATTACAGGACGCAAGTATTACCAATGCCAAATTAGGCTCGGCAGTCGTCCAAACAAGCAACGTCGGAGACGCACAGATCACGCAGGCTAAATTGGCGAATGACTCAGTCGGAGCCGATCAAATCGCAGATGCCGCCATTAATGCCTCTGCTATGTTTTCAGCTGGAGTTGTGGACTCAAACGCCCTCGCATCCTCCTCAGTCGTAGCGAGTAAAATAGCCTCAGGAGCGGTCGGAACGACAGCCCTCGCCACAGGCTCCGTAAATGCGGACAAATTGGCATCCTCATCTGTGACAGCCGCTAAATTGGGCATCTCATTCGCTCAGGAAGGAGCGCAGATCTCCGGATCCTCTACCACTACACTCGATCTCGCTGTCGGACTCCCTGCGGGTGCTGTTAACTCTGTATTGGTGTTTAAAAACGGTCTATCGATCCGTAATATGACAGCTCTCGGAGACACAGCATCTGACAATGATGAGTTTGAGGTCTCTGCGACCGGGGGAGTATCCTCAGTCTGTCGTCTGACATTCGGAGCGGCTCTCTCTGACGGAGATGCATTGATGATCTGGTATTGGTACTAATCCACAATCCGATAAAAAAAACCTGAGTATATGGGGAGGGGAGACTCTCCCTTTTTTGTGCTCTGAAAAAGTTATACACAGGTTATTCACAGCCTATGAATAACCTATGAATAAAGTTATACACAAGTTATTCACAGCCTATGAATAACCTATGAATAACTTTTTTTATTGAGAAACTCACATGCCTCCCTCTGACGGTCCCTCACTTTTTGAGAGGCTCCTCTCATAGGTTTAGGCTCAAAAAATGGCACACCATCGATAATTCGGGCTCGGATCTCTATAATCATTGCGGACTCCTCAGATATGATATAATATAATGGTTAGAGGGTACGGTCGCACCGGTAAACAGCAGAGGAGCCCCAGTCGCAAAAAACCCTTTTTACATAGGAGCATCAAATGGCAGATGCAGTTAATCCGATCCGTTTTGCGAATACGGTCGGCAATCAGCTCGAGGGAGTCGTCCGTCTCTCAGCAATGATCTCTCAGGAGATAAATTTACTACTCAAAGATTCCTCAAATCTCCGCAATAGTGGACTTATAAGCTATCAGGGGAGCATTAACGGCCTCGGAAGTGACACTGTACGTGTACGCTTGGCAGGTTTAGATGGTTATGATAGCATGGCAGCCGCTACAAATGAGATCTCCGACGAGTCAGGAAATACGACAGCCCTCACCATCGACTCTGCGGATCTCGTAGCTGCGAGACAGTACATCATATATGAGATGTCGGATCTTTCTTCTATGACCGGCTTGGCAGGCTCTCAGGACATCGATCCCTTCCGAATTGCTCGCTCAATTAGTCAATCCTATGAGACTCGATTTGCAGAGCTCACAGGAGCCGCAGCCGCTAATTTTACAACCTCAGTCGGACTCAATACTACGACTCTCTCAGTAGACGACTTTTTTGACGCAATATTCGCAATTGAACAAGCCGCAGACGTCGGAGCCGCAGGTCCCTACGCAGCCGTCCTCTCGCCTAAGGCCTTGACAGAGCTTCAGGACAGTCTCCGCAATGAGACAGGAAACGCAGTAAGTCGTATGCAATCCTCACAGGAGATGCTTATGGCTAAAGGTGCGAATTTTGCCGGTAATCTATTTGGTGTCGATGTATATCGCTCAGGTCATGTAAATGAGAATGCCTCCTCTGGCTATGATAACTATCTCCTATCGCCAATGGCTCTCGGATATGTTGACGGTATCCCCGCAAACATCCCCGGATCCTCTGACTTAATGTCTATGGGTAAGGTAGTTGTCGAATTTGATCGTCAAGCTATGAGTGCAAAAACTTACATCGTAGGACATGCGTATCTCGGCCTCGGTATCATTCAAGATGACAAGGGTGTAAAAATCCTCTCAGCACGATAACCGGATCATGATTTTGTCGGAGATTGTGACTTGTCGTAGTCTCCTCGTCATGATCTCCGGCCCTTTTTTTTATAGGAGACTACAATGACAACATATGAGAAATATTCTCAGCCTTGGGAGGAGGCTCAGCATACAGAGACTCGCATCCCAAAAAAGAAAAACCCTCGCTTCTTTTTTGCGCACCATCCCGAGAATTGGGAGCTAGTAATTTTTGAGACATACGACAGCTCAGACGACAAGCGTAAAAAAATCAGCACTCCTCTATTACTCCCCATCCTGAGCTCGATACAAGAGGAGCCGGGGGTAAATGGTACGAGAGCTGTCGGAGGGAGATTAGACTCCTCAATCATGAGGACCTCCCTGAGCGATCGGGATTGGGCTATAATCGATCCCAAAAAACACGATTATCTCCGAGTCTATCCCGCGCACAAAGGCAATTATCACACATCGAGATGGATAAAACTCGAAAAGATAGGACGCAGGATTATCGAGCATTTCGATCAGAAAGGATTTGACGAGTGGAGACGATCTCTGATTGCGGAGGGACATCTCAATCCTCCCCATCCTCAGATCGCAGAGCTCCGTCTGATATCGATGAATCGAGCCATGTCACGACTCGAGAGAGATCAGCACATCCCCGAGGTCGCTACACGACTAAAGAGCAAACAAGAAGAATTTAAACAGACAAAAAAAGCGATAGCCCTCATCTCTAAATTAGGGAGGGATGCCTATGTCTAATGATGATAAAAAAACCGCAGCTTTCCACAGGATAGCCTCTCAGATCGTGAGGAGCAATCCCTCACTCACTCATGATGAGGCATGTCGTAAATTAGCCAAACATCTCGAAAGAGCACAACGTAAAAAGGAGCGATAAGATGGCCTTTACAGATAAACAAGAATTTAAAATTCCCCGACATATCATTCAGCCCGGGGGAGTGAATATTGAAACCATAACAGCAGATAAAGATCTAAACTATAAAGATGCTCAGTATCAAGTCATCACAAATAATAAAGGATCCTCTGCTACCATTAAGGTCCCAGCCAAGAAGGATGGGGTGTGGTTTTGGTTTAAAAATAGCGCATCCAGTGGTCACTCTTTTGTTTTACAAGATGCTGATGGTAATCCTATCATTGGGGGAGCTGGACTCGCAGCGGGTAAGGCGGCTCTATTAGTTTGTGATGGCTCAGCTTGGGCCGTAGTATTCCAGCAAGCATAATATGTCCTTATCCACTCCCTACGCAGCGCAGATTAGGACCGTCGAGTTACTCGAGAGAGGACGAGCTCAGACGACAGAGATTCGTTTTTATCGGGATGGCTCTCAGGTCATCCCGACAGATGCTCTCTATACTCTCATAAAACCGACAGGAGCCGATCTCCTCACCGGAGCGACTGCGATAATTGCGGGGAGTGGGACTGTCTCATACAATCACACAGCAGATCAGCTCGCAGATACAGAGCTCCTCGGAGAGGGATACATCCAAGAATGGACAGTCACGATTGAGGGAGAGGATTTTATTTATCGCAGGATGGCGGCTCTCGTCCGTAAAAGATTATATCCTGTCGTCTCTGACATCGATCTTACTGCGACATATAGCGATCTCAACAATCTCAGACCCTCCTCTCTGACATCATATCAACAATACATAGATGATGCGTGGTTTCAGATCCTGAGACGTATCCGCAATCAGGGGATGGGCTATGAGTATCTCATGATGTCTCCCGAGGCATTTTTTGAGGTCCATAGACATCTCAGTCTATATCTCATATTTAGAGATTTCCATAGCTCCCTCGGGCAATCAAACGGCAGATACCTCGATCTCGCAAATGAACACTACAAGCTCTATAGAGACGAATTTGATCAGATCAATTTTGTATATGACGAAGATCACGATGGAAAAGCAGACGACGCAGACAAACGGACGAGAGGACAGCCGACAATCTATCTCACTCGCCCCGGGATCAATCATTATAGACGTCGGAGATACTAATGGCTGTCTCCGTCTCTCAGGTCAGATCTGCGATCGCTCAAAATATATCCGACCTCTCAGGCTTTAGGGAGGTCAGGATGCTCCCTGAGTATTTTGGCAGGTCTCAAAATACACTCGGACATCTGGGTTTTACTGTCGAGATGTCTGCGACAAATGCAGCTAATGAGAGACAGAGGAATTCGATAGGGTGCTATGTCGAGTCGCTTGTGCGAGTCAGATTTGCGTATCGGATACGACCTCATGATGTCGTGTTAGATTATGGCAATGCACTCGATAAAGAGCAGGAAGTGATCGGAGCTGTGATGGCTCGAGACTTTAATCGAGCTATAGAGATACGATTTGTCAGATCTTCTCGTCGATCTCCTGACTCTCAGGAGTATATTATATCTGAGATTGAATTCTCAGCACTACACACCTTTATATTATCATAGGAGATTATTGTGGCCTATTCTACTTTACCAAAAACACGTCGAGATGGTGTAATCACACTATCTGACGCAACCGGCACACCGGTAACCCTCGAGATCGCATATGAAGAGGGAAATGTAACATTTGACACTCCCAAGGCGGCTCAGACTGTGATCAGAGACAGAGGGACGATCACGACAGTCAGAAAGGGGGATGATGAGCCCTCAGCGACAGGATCTTTCTCCGCATATTTCCGACAGTTTACAGATGGAGCCGAGGCCGGTAGTATTCTCGACTTTATCAATAAGACAGGACATTACTCCTCAAACGTCTCGACAGGCAATTCGGGGACTCCTTATGTCGAGTTTTATTGTATCGACATACAATATCAGGTCGATGCGACAGCCCTCACAGATACAGAGACACACGAGGCGACTCTCTCTAAATGCGTGTGCACTGCTTCCTTCACTGAGGGAGATCCGTCCTCATTTACAATAAACTTTACATGCTACGGAGGAGTCACTTACACAGCGACTACTCCCTAATAGATATCAGGAGACTACATGAAAATATCTATCCGCAAATGGGGAGGGGAGATCGATCTGACGACTCCCTCCCTTGCTACATCTTTTGAATTTGTCTCTCTGTGGACATCTGAGAGTGACAACGCACGTCTCGCTCGTCTCTGCGCAGGTGCGCTCGGAGTCTGTCTCGATCACGTCCGCAAATTGCCAAAATACAGACCCGGCAAATCATCCCCTCTCGAGTACGGACACACATGTCTCGATAGACTCCTGAGCGAGGGGATTGTGGCATCTGTCATTTATGAGGAGGGAGTGAAGGCTCTGTCATTTATGGCGACAAAAATCCCGACCGAGAAAGAGGTCGACGAAAAGGCAAATTTTACGCATTCCATAAATTCGGACATCTCGACAGATTAGAGCTCCTCATGAGTCGCAGATGGGGGAGAGATCCGGATTGGTTCCGCTCCCTCGATCCTGACACTCAGACCTCCCTAATTGCCGACTATATCCTCGAGACTGAGACACAAAAACAGAGAGAGGAGAGAAAAACTCGCTATAATAGAGAGCAGATACACAGGATGAGGAATAGAGATGGCTAAAGTTTTTATCAAGCAGGGAAACGCTGCGATCGGAGTATCTGACGAATTAGAGAGGATGGTCAACAATCTATTAGACCAGCTCCCCCTTATCCGTCAGATCTTCGAGAATGAGATGACTGAGATATATGAGGAGGCCTATCGACAATGGCCTGTGAGGACGCAGAGACCTCGCACAGCAGACGAGAAGAAGGCGGCTATATTTGGAGCCCTCAAACGACAGAAAGGCACTCAGGAGGCCTCTGCTATCATGAGAGAGATTGACGAGTCAGGACGTATAAAAGATGATCCCATCCCTGTCAGAGTGTCTCCTAAATCTCAGGACTCAAAAAATAGACTACAAAAAGGGATCCTTATAGAGGGAGAGGATATTGTCGCATTTGTGCGCAATGATGCCCCTTATGCGTGGGCTATCACGACAGGAGAGTACACACTAAACGATCTCGCATTTGGGACTCGCACAGCGGACGAGCTCCTCTGGAAACCTACGAAGCGAGCCGCATCGAAACTTGTTAATGTAATTGCGGACGACCTCATGAGAGGAGGCAAAAAGAAATAAAATGGCAGATGTGAATAAAAGCGTCGAGATTAGTCTCAGAGCCAATCTCAAACAATTGCAGGACTCCCTCGGTCAGATCCCGGGGATGACAAAAAAAGAGGCTCAGGCTATGACGAGAGCCCTAGCCTCTGAATTTAACAAGGCACAAAAAGCGGCTCAGAAAGCGGCTCAGGAGAGCAAAAAAGCCGCTCGTGAGACGACAAAAAGTTATCAGGCCTCCTCTGCGAAAATACAGCAATCATTTAGAGATCAGGCAGATCAGGCTCAAAAATCCTCTAAGCAGATAGGGAGATCTTTTGACCTAGCAGGGGACCGCATAAAACAGACTCGCAGACAAACAAGAGATTTTGGTGCGGCTATGGGTAGCCTCGAGGATGTGGTCGGATTTATCAATCCTGAGCTCGCAGCGATGGCAGGGGAGATTGGGATGGTCGGCTCGGCTGCGAGATCCATGTCGAGATCACTAGCGACAGGCAATCTCGTCATGATAGGGGTTGTGGGGACCCTCGGGCTCGCTGCGGGTGCTTATACTCTATTTACGCACAACCAAAAAAAGGCAAAAGAGGAATTCGACAAATTTAAAACCGGCCTATCAGAGGGACGGAAGGAGATCGAGAGATTGGGACAGGAGCTCAGGGGACTCTCTGAGGATCTCGATCTCGGATTTGACATAAACGCAATAGAGCAGAGGAGGGAATTATCTCGACTCGATAATGAGAGATTGTTGGCATTAGGACAGATCTCTCAGAAAGAATTCGACATAAGAGAAGCCAAAAAGAAACAGACAGAGGAGACCTCTAAATTATACACGAGGATGCAAGATCTCGAGAAAACAGCGACAGAGAGAGTCAAAACAGCACAGGCACAGATTGATCTCTTACAAGCCGAGAGAGTCCAGATGTACGAAGTCCAAAAAGGGCTCGCTATGAATAGTAAAGAGAGACTCGAGATTAGCAAAATGATCTCAGAGAGCCGAGATAAAGAGGAAGATCTGAAAAAGATTATTGCGGATAAAAAAATAATTCTGCGAGATATATGGGGAGAGTATAGCGCAGCAAAAGATCAGACAGAAAAGATCCTAGCTGCGGAGATCGCAGTCATAGAGGCAAAAGACAAACAAAAACGACAAGCCGAGGCGACTCAGAGAGCAGAGGAGCGCAGATTAAAAATCATACAAATAACCTCAGGACTCACAGATCAGATAAACGCCCTCGAGGCTCAAAATGCGGAGATGTCTCTGTCTATGCTCTCCGACTCTGAGCAGATCAGCAGAAGCGCACAGGCTCGCAGAGATGCACTCGACGATCAATTATCTCTAATGCAGGCTCAGATTATAGAGCTCGAGACGACAGCTCAGACAGAGGCAGAGAGACTCGGATTAGAGGAGGCTCGAGAGGAGGTCGAGAGAGCATCCTCATTAGTCGCAGAGCAAAAGGCACTCATTACACAGAAAGAAAAAATAGACTTAGAGGAGATCAATCAAAAATTAGATGAGCAGATCGACAAACAGGAGAGCCTCTCTCAAATCGCTCAGGTCAGAGGAGATCTCGAGAGAGTCGCTCTAATGGCAATGTTAGATTCTCTTCCTGCCTCTGATGAATTATTTGCAAATGAGGCAAAGCTCGCACTACAAAAGAGGGACACAATAGACAAGATTAACGAAGCGACAGAGGCCACAATCAAACAGGCTAAGACTCAGGAGGAGATCGACAAGGCAAACGAAGATCGACAAAAAGCCCTCAGAGCTGCCGAGTTTAATCATGAGATAGCACTACAAAAGATCAGAGATGACGCAGAGCAAAAAAGGCAAGCTCAGATAGCCTCGGGGACATCTGCGATACTACAATCTCTCTCTACTGTCACGACAGCCTCTCTCGAGCTATTGCAAAAATCCGGAAATAAGAACAAAAAATTACTCGTCGCTCTCTTTACGGCTCAGAAGGTCGCTGCGCTCGGTGAGATCGCAATGAATACAGCAAAAAGCATAACAGCCGCCCCAGCTCAGTTCGGTCCTCTCGCCCCTGCGGCTATTGCGGGATACATAGCCACAGCCGCAGCACAAGCCGCTATTGTCATGTCACAACAACCTCCGCAATTCCACATGGGGGGTATGATTGAGAGGACTCCTGACGAGTCGACAATCATTGTCAAGAGAGGAGAGGCAGTTCTCGACCGGGCGACAGTCAATAGACTCGGGGGAGAGCAGGGAGTAAACAGATTACAAAACGGACAGACAATCTCTCCTCAGGTGATAGTCATGAATCCTTACAAACATTATGATAGATTTATGTCAGATCGTCAGAGGATGGGACTGTCAGACGCACGAAACGCTCGGAGGGGATACTAATGCCTAATGTTACACCGGACTATCTGAGAGGGTTTCTCGTCCCTCTGGGACTCAATAATAATAATCTATGGCTCGCTCAATCGTCTTTTACGGTCGGAGATAGTATCGCAGGAGATCCCATCCCTACCGGATACGGACCTATGAGACTAATAGCGACAGGCAATCAGACGACAGGCTCAGATCTCACAATAAAAACTCAAAAATCAGGATACGCAGGATACGGAGCCGGATTTATATTTGAGGACAATCAAACCTCTGTCAATTACGGACGAGATCCTCAAAACACAATCTCGAGGTTTAAAAATCTATACTTTTCGAGATTGTCGAGCACAGTCTATTCTTTTCCCTCAGGACTCGACACAGGAGAGGGAGATCTCCTCATATCATACGCACGAGATACGACCTCAAACCGCACAGTCAGAGTTACGACATTAAAGATAGATGATACCAGCTCAGATGTCTCTATATACTCAGAGAGTACGACTCTGAGATATGCTCTCCTCTCCGGGATGTGTAAACTCTCAGACGGCTCCTATTTACTTGCCCATCTCGCAGGGGATGACGAGACAGTCAATCTCCGCACATATCACTCGACAGATGGGACGACTTGGACACTCCGCACTCGCAGAGCTCTCCCCGAGGCTCTCAATATAGGGACCCTCACCGGATCGGGAGCAGCATATCAGAACCACAATCCGCAGAGGCTCCGGATCGCAGAGGCTCTCGGAGTGGTTATGATTATGATTGAGACCATCTGGAATGATACCTCAGCGACTAAGCGCAATCGATTATTACAATATGCCTCCTCAGATATGGGGGGATCTTTCTCCCTCGTCACGACAAGCGCAGAAATAGACGATCACTCATTCAGATCTATCTCCCTCTACTCTCACGAGGGAGTATTTCGATTCTGTTATGCAGGTGCGACAAACGAAATTCATTACATGACAATCCCCTCCGCTTATATCTCTGCGCATAGACTCAGAGACTCAGGAGGCTATCATGTTATCTCTCAGACTGTCACAGGAGGGACGAGTAATGTCATGACAGGAGGGGACATCTCGGCGTGGACAGATGAGGGAGCCTCTCATCATATCTCCGCACGTCGGCAGGCAGGGGGAGGAGACTATCGGATCTATTGGTCTCAGGATGCGATCTCATTTAGGGAGATGGGGAGAGACCAAAACGGAGCGGGGAGATTAATCCGCACAGGAGACGACAGCTCTCAGATCGAGAATTCATTTGGGTTGACGTGGTCAGGGAGATCAATCATCCTCTGCGAGCCTGTGTCGACTGCGGCAAATTACTCGATCTCGATGTTATATCTCGGGGGATACTCCTCTGTAACCCTCCCCTCTGCATATTACTCGACAGATCAGGATGCGGAGTGGAATAGATTATCATTTGCATATAATTACCCCGGTCTCGATCTATATAGTAATTTTACAGGAGTCACGACAGCCGGAGCGGGGACTGAGAGTCTCGACTCAGGAGGAGTCCGTATTGATCGGCTCAAAAACTACACAGTCTCCCCCTCTATGGTAGGGATAGCGACATCAGAGATTATCCCTAAAGGGATGATTGTGAGGGCTCGTATCTCCTCAATGATAGGAGGGGATAATGTTAATGATATACGAGGGATCCGGATAAAAACAGACGACACGACGGATAATTATGATGCAGAGCTCCGAGTCTCTCCCTCTGCGATTGTATTGGTCGACAATATAGCCGCTTCAAATGTCTTTACTATCTCAGGACTCTCTCTGTCAGATATTGATCTCCTGATTGCGCTCTCAGGTGATGACATAACAGTCTATTATCGAGATATAGACTCAATCAACAATAAACGCAGATGGACGACAGCAGGGACAGGGACTCTCTCCTCAGGAGGGGGAGGAGCATCAAATCTAAACGAGGTCAAGTGGGGACATCTGGCTTGGTCGGGAGGTCCTGCGGCCTTCGAGACAATTTGGAGTGATATAAACTTTTCACGAGCTCCTCAGATAGGAGATGATCATCTCGTCTCATTCTCCTCTCCGGGGGACCTATTTCAGAGAGCATATCCTCCGACCGGCAATTATGCGTATGTCTCCGACAATGTCAGGATCTCAGGGACAGACGGAGCGACCTATGAGGGAGATCAATTCTCGATCACTCCGACATCAAATTTTAAAATTGAGAATGTCCTCTATGACATATCTCCGACTCGTCGAGTTTATTGGAGATCTGAGAGTGTTATCTCAGGAAATGTCCCCGAGCAATTTATCGCATTTAAACTCGATCCGGATACCTCCGTCCATATAGACGAGTCTCTCCCTAATGACTACGTGGGTTTACATCTGCAGAATTATAATTTTATCACAGGCAAGCTCGAGTATTATAGCTCGGGGACGTGGACTGTCTTAGACACCTTCTCAGGGAGTATCTCGTCAGAATGTCTCGTTCAAGGGAGGACTGTGAGGGGAGCAAATACAGCCCCCAATCAGCCCTACTTTAGATATAACGAGTGCGCAGGATGGCGGGTGAGGATTGAGACAGGAGAGGAGTCCTATGTATGGCGGACAGTCGTCTCTAATAGTGAGGGGAGATTCGGAGGGACTACGACAGGCACGAAACAAGCGGTTTTATTACTTGACGAGAGTCTGACAGGATTATCTCCCTCAGAGATTGAGCTTATCCCTAATAGCATGACACTAATTGTCAATCTAAACGGTTTACGACTCGAGGCTCTCGGTCTCAGGATCCCAGCTCAGACGACTCTCGAGAATTATGCTCAGATAGGGATCCTCCATCTCGGCTCGGTCCTCATACCAGGTAAACAATATCAGAGAGGACGCACCATCTCGATTGACTCAGGGACAGTCTCCTCAGAGACTCAGGATGGGATTGTATACACAAAAAATAACAGACCATCTCGAAGGACATTCCGGATCGCTTGGACTGAGGGAGTCGACCTGTCAGATTTGCAGGGAGATAACCCAGATCCGAATTACTGGATAGGGAGCTCCTCAGGGGGAGCGGAGCCGATCGCCATCGCTAATGATGTCCCCTATCTATTGCAGGGACTCCTCAAATATTTGCAGGGAGAGAAAACACCAATTGTCTATCTCCCTCTCATAGATAAAACCACAGATCAAAAGGAGCTACATCGAGATTATGAACAGGCTCTCGTATCTGTGCAGGGTGAGATTGAGGTCGAGAATATACTCGGAGACGAGAATGTCTCAGAGTCAGGAGAGCTCGTCAGAATTGCGACTATGACACTCAGGGAGATCTTATGAGGACATACTCGGCATATGATTATCTCAGTACTGAGATTTGCTTTTTATTAGAGATCGACATAGCAGGGAGAACATATAGATTCTCGACATATCCCGTCCAATTTGACGAGGGAGGGGAGAGTGTATTGTATGAAGGGAAACTCGACAATCCAGATTTCTCGCTCTCATTAGAGGAGGTCGGAAAAGTCAAATTCTCTCAGTCTGCTATCTCGATGGCGATATTTCTCCCTTTTGACGTCTCAGATATGCAATTGCAGGGGAGGGGGATTGATAGGAGCCCGGCTCGGTTTTACTATGTCACAGTCAAGAGAGGAGAGATACAACAATCCTATGATGAGCGGATCTCCCTATTCTCAGGAGTCGTCTCCTCTCCGATATACGGCCATCCCGACATGCCGAGCGGATATGTCGAGTTCTCTGTCGAGAATGAGATTGAGCTCTCAGATCAATCCCTCCTGAGGAGAGTAGTCGGAGAAAATGCGTTTCTCTCTGCGACTCAATTCTCTCAGGAGTCCTATCGGACTAATGCAGTCGCTCCTCCTGTCGATCCGGATGGTATCACAGAAGTTATCCGACCGCACCTCGGCAAATCATCCCCAGTCGTGATTGGATCCCCGGGGAGTATCACAGATGAGCTCGGAGACAGCTATGGATTCCCCTCTACCCCTGCGTATCAAATAGCATTTCAGAATTCCGGATCTTTTCCGGCTTGGTATGTCATAGCCGGTCATCCGGTAAAGGCTTCGACTGTCGACATATACGACAATCAGGGAAATGTCGACACCAATGTCCCTGTCTATAGTCAAGTAGGGAGTAAGGGACAGGTCTACTCGTTTATCAATTTGCAGGCCTCCTCTCCTATCGATCAATCATTTGTCGTCAATACAGATTATGAGTATTGGATTAGATGGGATGATGGGGGAGGTCTCCTCTCTCCCTATGACACAGGACAAGCCCTCGAGGGAGGGGGAGATCTAATTGTCTATCTTTTGGACTCCTCAGGGATTACCTATGACAGACAGGCGATGTCCTCAGTCCGATCTCTCCTCAATAAATACAAATTCGCAGGATACATTAACGACCCCGAGATCAGGTGCTACGATTTTTTACAGAGATATATCGTCTCATATTTGCCAATTGCACTCGTAGCGGGTCCCTCAGGATTGTATCCTGTCATAGATCACAGATTAGACGACACAATCAACAATCCCAGAGTCGAGATAACAGCAGATGAGACATTTAGACGGATTGAGCCGATCTCCCCTCGGAGGTCTGAGATTATCAATGATTTGACTGTGAGATTTGCTCCCCAGGGGACGGCATCGAATGCAGAGGATGCATATAGAGGAGTCGCAGTCATTAGAGCACAGAGGCTCGAGGGAGTGAATGCTCAATATGAGATAGTCTCTCCCTATGCGATAGTCTCACAGCAAAGATATGGACGCAGAGAGCAGACCATCTCGCTCGATTATGTATACGACAGAGAGACAGCAATTCGGATTGGGATGGATTATCTCATACGCAGAGCCCTCCCTGAAAAAATCACGACCTACCGAGCGAGTTTTGAGTGGGGATATTTAGATATAGGAGACATCATCTCCCTCTCAGACTCTGAGATCTCCCTCTCTCAGTATAGGGTTATGATCATTGGGAAACGATACGATGGCGCATCATGGTTATATGATATACTCATACAGGAGAACCCTATATTACAGGAGAGATAATGAGAATTAGAGTATATCCCCGGGATGAGCGACCTCCGATATTACAGAGAGTCAGAGATCTCGGATATGTAACATTTGAGGATAAAGAGCACGATCTCAATTTGATAGGAGTCAGAGCTGCGGAGCGCAGACCCGGCAAATTTGACGATAAATTTCATGTCGTATATTTAGAGGGGGGATTGTGGATTCATGAGACGTATATATGCACAGTCGACCCCTCAAAAGAGCAACATCTCGACCCTACAAATCCGAAGGGAGTCGCCATCCTAAAGGCAGGCCAATATCGAGGATGTTGGAAATTAGATCTACACAGAGGAAAATATCTCGCCCTCTGTCAGAGAGAGGGAGTCGTGACTGTATACAGAGATAATACTGAGGATGGGACGTCAGATCACATTAGAGAGGAGTCGGGCATGTTTGGGATAAATATCCATCGAGCTCATGAGACAAAAATTGTCGACAGCACGAGATATTACTCCGCAGGATGCACAGCTATTCGACATCCTGCGGACTTTGCTCGTCTGATTGCTCTGTGCATAATGCAAACGAGACATGGATCCGGATATGATAAATTTAGTTATACACTATTGGAGGACTAGAGATGGATCCGCAAACAGTGACGCAAATTTGGCTCGATCTGGCTACAAATGCCCCCTTTCTCGGCTTCCTTCTATATCAATATTGGGACCAAAGAAAAACCAATAAAGAACAACAACAAGAGATGAGGGAGATCCGACTCGAGGCTCGGGCTAATGAGGACGCAGTAAGGGAGAGATTTGAGAGAGTCGTCTCCGATCTCAATAAAGACAGAGATCAATTGATTGACGGATTCTCCTCTCGCATAGACTCCCTCGAGAAGGGACAGAAAAAACTATTTGCCATCCTCGAGCCTCTTAAAGAGCAGATACACGAGATGAGGCTAAAAGAGCAGATAAAAGAGAGCATAAAGGGAGAAGCCGCTATATAATTATCATGTTCTGAGGTCGTCTCAGGACCGATGAAAAGTTACGGCAGAGAGGGATTATAATCTCTCTCTCCTATTTTTTCTTAATTATTATGTTGACACTCTGAAAACAATAAGATAATATATAAGTATCAACAACAACCGGAGACTACATCATGACACTAAAGACAATCGAACAAAAAATGGTATCAATCCTCACAAAAGAACTCAACATCAAAGCAGACGATTTCTCAATCAGATTCTTAGACAATGATGCATCCTTTAACGTGACTCTGTACACAGAGGACAATCAAGATCAAGACATGCAAAATATGAGCAATCTCAAATCATACTTTTTGAATCTCGGCTCTCGTATAACTTACGACATAGATGTCTATATCTGCGATGAGGATGGATATATCGGGACATTCATGACAGTAAAGAAATAACAACCCTCTCCCTCTCAAGTCAATCTCCCCTCTCTCATGAGAGGGTTTTTTTATTCTTGATATACCAATATTTGAGCCGCCACAGGAGCCTCGAGAATGCACTAGCTCGATTGAGTCTGTTATATATCCATCTCATGTCCTCACAGTCTTTCTCGGCTCTGTGCGCTCCTATCAGAGACAATCCAAAAAAGGCTCGCAGAGTCGATAGAGAGTGAGATGGCAGGAAGGGGAGATGTTCCATCGATAGGACGACTGTGTCGATCTTCTTTCTACTCGCTAGATAGGGGACTCCGTTTTGATGACAGAATTCTCGCAGATACTCGACGTCGAAGGACACGTTATGTCCCACAGGATGGGCATTCATCATAAATGAGGAGATCTTTTGAGCGACATATTTAGCCTCGGGCGCATCCTGCCACTCCTCCGGATTGTAGCCGTTGACTTTCAGAGCTCCGGGATCTGCATGGTGTATCCTCTGAGGTTTTATTTTGGTCGTATATCGGATCTCGATATTATCCTGACATCGGATCATCGAGATCTCGATGATCTCTCCTATCGCAGGATTTAGATGCGTCGTCTCTATATCTATAAATACCAATTTCATTTTTATCTCCTTTTATTGATTGCATATCGTCAACATTTATATTATCATTTGGAGACATAATCAAAACACAGGAGATTACACTATGACAGATTATGTCCCTCAGGATGCCATCGGGTTTGCTCAATGGCTCAATAACATACTCGATAAATACAATCTAAGCGGCTCGGAATTCGCTCGTCAAATAGACGTCAATCGCTCGACCGTCTCTCTATATCGCTCAGGATCTCGTCTCCCTACTTGTGAGATTATCACTCAGATCGCTCAGTATCTCGTCTCACTCGGAGAGGATGGGTTTCACTCCCTCGTCAGGGAGATCCTCTATAGTGTGCATGTCTCACAGATGCGCAAATCAGAGGAGGGCAAATGAGGAGATCTTTTGATAAAAATATCCTTCCTCAGGAGCCTCCCCCCTCTCAGTCACGATCCCCAAAAAAGGAGAAGATCCCCGACCCCCTTCGATGTCCTGAGCTCGGGATATTACTGACAAAATATAGGACTCAGGTCGGAGACAGATTCTCACTTCCTGAGCTGGCTCGGCTCTGCGGAGTAAAGCTCAATACTGCTAAAAAATGGTTTTATGGATATATCCCCTCTCATCTCGTCTATTGGATAATCGCTCGCTATTTTGAGAGACATCTCGACATAAAAGCAGACCTCATAAAAGAGGAGATCGACACCACAATCACAGCATGGAGGGAGAGCAAATGATAAAAATCGGCTCCCTTTTTGCAGGGATAGGGGGATTTGAGCTCGGATTAGAGAGAGCCATCCCCAATAGCGAGACCATCTGGCAGGTCGAACAAGATAAATTCTGTCAGAGGGTACTCCGGAAACATTGGCCACAATCAAAAATATATAACGACGTCAGGGAGGTCTCCTCTCATAATTTGGAGCCTGTCGATCTACTCTGCGGAGGATTCCCCTGTCAGGACATATCAATCGCAGGAAAAGGAGAGGGATTACATGGGAAAAAATCGGGTCTTTGGTGGGAAATGCACAGAATTATCAGGGATATACGACCTCGAGTTATCGTGCTGGAAAACGTCTCAGCTGTCACTTTTCGAGGGGGATTATCAGTTATTGGATCGCTTACCGAACTCGGGTATAGCTGCGAATGGGGAATTATATCCGCTCGTCAATTCGGAGCCCCTCATCTCAGAAAGAGATGGTTCTGTGTTGCCTACTCCGAGGACATCTCAGGACTACAAAAAGATCAGGAGACTCTCTCCGAGCGAGAGGGATGGGCGACATGGTGCGACATTAGTCGGAGCCATCGGGGAGATGATGCTCCCCACTCCGACAGCGATGGGAGACATAAACAGCCCCGAGAGGACAGAGAGAGCGATCTCATTAGCAAAACAGAACAAGCCCCTCTACACTCGAAGGATAGTAAACGGGAAAAAGATCCCAGACAAGCGCACATTTGGGATAAAGGATGCGATCCTTTACAATATGATGCTCCCCACTCCGACAGCAGAGGATGCCGCTCATACTCCGACAGCTCCGACAATCCAAAAATACAACGGAGGGAGATCTCTAAACGCATTTGTAGGGAGGATGCTCCCGACTCCGACGGTCGACACATCAAAAAACAATTTCTCGCCCAGCCAATTAAAGAGAGACAACAATCTTCCCAAAACAATATCGGATCTGTGTCAATCTCAGGGTTCGGCTATTGGGAAAGATGCCCGGCTCCGTCCCCAATTTGTCGAGTGGATGATGGGATTCCCCATCGGGTGGCTAAACTTAGAGCTTTAGGGAATGCAATTGTCCCTCAATGCTCTGAGCATATAGGGAGATTGATACATGAGTCAGGAGTCCTCTATGGGTAACGTCTCACGACATATTATAGATGCCTCTGAGGACGTCGAGATCATCAATCTCGACTCTCAGGGGAGGGAGATCAACGGAGAGCTATATCTCGTCATAGCTGCGGATGTCGTCTCAAAAGACAGAGGAGTCTATCGCTGTCTCATATATCGCTCAAAATACTCAGGGAGAGATTGGAGCTCGTGTAATTGCTCAGGATTCTATTATACGTCTATGTGTAAACATCTTTATCATTTAGAGGAGAGAGAACACAATCCCATCACACGAGAGTCCTATCGGAGATCAAAAAATGATACTAATGATTGAGCCTCGAGCCTGTCCCAGACCTCGAGTGACTCGGGGAGGGGGAGTGTATTATCCCAAAAAATATCAGGAGTGGGTTAGAGAGTGTGCGAGCCTCCTCTCTCAGATCTCTCTCCCCGAGGGACCTCTGCATATTGAGATTGTATTTGTATTTCACCGAGTCGGAAGGCTCCCTCGATACGGAGGGAGAGTGATACACGACAGGAGACCCGATCTCGATAACTGCGTAAAGAGTTTACTCGATGCGCTCCCTCTGAAGGACGACAAAGTGATCTCATCACTATATGCACGTAAATATTATGCGAGCTCAGAGGAGACTCCTCATATCGAGCTCAAAATACGACCACACAACCAATAAAAAAAGGGAGGGAGTGACACTCTCCCTCCCTAAGCAACTTACAAACAATAAGGAGATGATAAAACATCATGTTTAATATAACATTATTACCCAAAATATATCAACCTGAGCGATTTGAGACACACAAATTATCATTTACTCAGGTCTATGATATTGTCACTCAGGAGAGACCCCTATTACCCAAAAAACAGCAAGTTTGCTGGAGCCCCTGCATATTTAAAAAGGGGACTAAAAAGGGGAATGAAAACGCAATTGAGCTCTCTCTGATGGTTCTCGATATCGATGATTACTATCGATTTGATGAGGTACACGACATTCTAGTATTTTTAAAATTGTCGTTTTTTATACACACATCCTACTCTCACGACGAGAAAGTAAAAGATAAATTCAGAGTCGTGTTTCCTATGAGAGATCCTGTCCCTGCGGAGCTGTGGCGTTTTTATTTTGATGGGATGATGGACTGGTTTAGGGAGCATGTCACCATCCCGATCGTCTCTAAATATGGCACTCTGCAGGGGAAAGATCTCAAATGGCTTAAACTCGATACCTCAGTAAACGACCCCGGGCGAGCCTACTATACGATGACACACAAGCCCCTCTCTCGTCGAGTATTGTACGAGTCAGGAGAGATAGTCGATTGGGAGATGTACGCAGATCGAGCCCGCTACGCATACGAAGCGAAATTGGACGAGAAACGCAGACTCGCAGAGGAGGAGAGGGAGCGCAGAGAGGCACATCTCAAAAATCTCGAGGGACGCAGAGTCTCACACTCTGACAGACGCAAATATTATTATCATATGCTCAGTACACAGATGAGCTGGAGACAGAGACTCGCAGATAGACTCGGATGTGAGATCCGGATGTCCTCAGGAGGAGATCGAGCTCAGGGATTCTCCTGTCCCTCCTGTCAGAGGACGGATTGTAGTTATTTCTATATCGACCCCATCCGCAATAGCCATCTCGCTCGATGTGGACATCTCAAATCCTGCGGATGGTCGGCATCTGTCGGATACCTCGCAGAAATAAACAATTTTATATAGGAGACGACATGACTAGACCAAACATTACAGAGATACACAGCACAGATGGACGGATACAAGCCCTTCTCAATCTCGGATTCGAGCTCAGAGTCAGACGCACAGATAACGGAGACTATATCAAACCCTCCCTGTTTAATATTGTCCAATTACTCCGCAATCATCCCCTCCTCAGAGGGAGACTCACTCAGGATGGCTTCTCAAACATCATATTTTGGAAAGACGAGAATGAAAAGGAGGTCAGATTCTCCGATAAATCTCATGTCCCTGAGCTGCGCTTTTTGTGTGAGGATCGATGGGGAGTATCATTTAAAAAAGAGGAGGTCCTCTCTGCAGTCCAGATCGTCTCGTCGGAGAATATTATCAATCCTCTACACGACCATCTCGACTCCCTGAGAGGTCTCTGGAATCCTGAGCGAGACAAACCTGAGGCATACAAACTATTACACTATCTCGGATCTCCTGACTCTGCTAAGAAGGGAGAGCCGGGCTATATGGCTCGAGTCTACTCTCACAGATGGCTCCTGTCTGTTATCGCTCGTGCGTATGCGACCCTCGACAATCTCGTAAAAGCGGATCCCTGCCTCCTATTGTACGGACATCAGAGGATAGGTAAATCACGAGCCCTCGAGACTATCTGTTTTTATGATGCGCTCGGACGTCGATATTTTGGAGACAATGAACTCGACATGTCAGACTATCCGGATGCCGTTATGCAGATCAGAGGCAAGCTCATCTATGAATTACAAGAGATGGCAGGCAGACCAAAGGACGCAAAGATCGAGAAGCGATTTTTATCTATACAGAAGGATGATTGTCGGTTTGTATATGGGAAATTTAATGAGGAGGTCCCGAGACGGACTGTATTTGCATACACGACCAATAAAAAAAACGTCCTGACAGATGCCTCAGGGAACTCTCGTCTATGGTGTGTCGATCTCGGCAGTAAAAAAATAGACATCCCCCGGCTCAGGGATAGGATGCCTTATATTTGGTCAGAGATCCTCTATAGATATGATGAGTATATGAGAGATCCCAAAAATCCCAAAAAAGCGCACCTCGGCCAATGGTGGCTCACGAATGAGGAGGAGATTGAGCATATAGGGGAGAGCTCGGCATTTGAGCAAACCCATCCTATGACAGAGAGGGTTGAGGAGATTATCGCAGAGACAGAAGATCTCCCCATCTCAGTCGCTCAGATCCTGAGACAATTGAGAGAGGAGCTCTCCCCCTTCCTCGAGTCAGGAGTCCGAGCGAATAGTCAGATAATCTCCGATATACTACAACGTAATCGATACGAGTATGACAGACGGAGACCTCCTGAGGGAGGAGACAGAGTCCGAGGATGGTGGCCTCCCTCATAGGAGTCTCCCTCCCCTCAGAGCAGATAATTAACGTGGCCACGAATTCGTGGCCTTTTCTATATTTATTATATTTATACTTTTTAATAAAAAATATATAAAATATC